GCCCCTCAGTCCTCGGAATTACCGCCGCCGTCCGCGCCGCCGATGATGTGCATCGTGGCGCGGCGGTTGTGTGGTTGATCGATTGCTGCCGACATCATCACGCCGTAGAGCGCATTGGCGAGGTCGCCGTCATCGCCCTCGTGCAGGCGGCGCGCCATGTTGGCGATGTCCTCGCCGTCCAGCGTTCCGTTGTCGATCATCTGGGCTATGAGGACGGCAAGGACCGGATCAAGCCCGGTGCCGCTCAGGCGTTTTTCGTCTGTCACACGCGGGGCATACCATGCCAGCGATCAGGCCGCCAGCACCCGCGCGTTGACCTGGGCAAACCAGTGGAACGCATCCGGCGAGCCGTCTTCGAGCAACCGGATATCGGACAGGCGCACGCGCGCCACCCCGCCGCCTTCGAGTGCCAGGCGATTATCGAACAACGCCGTCTCGATGGCCGCCCCTATGCGTCCAGCATGATCTTCGGCGCTTTCGACGGCCGAATCCCCTTCCTTGCGCGCACGGGCGAAGGCATGGATATCCCACGTCACGATGCCACCGATCACACCCGTGGCGCGCAGTCGCTGCGTGACTGGTGCCGCCAGTTCGATGAACGGCCAGACCGGCGGGCCAAGCGGGTTGATGCTGGTCGCCGGGACCAGCGCGGTCAGCGCGGCGTCAGCCTTCAGCTTTGTCAGCAGCGCGCGCCGAACGATCCTTTGCAGACCCACTGCCATGCTCTTCTTCCTTGTGCGCGCCGGCCGCAATCGCAGCGGCATGAATGTCGTCGGATACCTTGTGCGCGCCGGCCGCGAAGTCGATTGTCGTGGTCGGGATGCGATAGGTCCAGGGTTCGCTCAGGGTGATCGTTTTCATGGGTCAACTCCTCTTGACCAGCTTGTCCATTTCGGAGGCGAACAGGCGCTGGATTGTCGGCTCCATCTTGTCGCGCGCCGGGCGCATGTATGGGCGGGCGGCCATCTTCGAGGTGCCGAACTCTAGATCCTTGGCATATTCAGCGCTGGACGTGACTTGTGCGACCAGAAACTCGGGCTGCGATGTTTCGATCTGCGATTGCAGGTGCCCGGTGTCGCGGTTGGGCGGCTCGCCGGGCGCGGAGGGAACGTGGTTCTTGCCCGACACTGCCCCGCGCGAAATCGACTGGAATGCCTCCGCGCGGATCATGTCGGCCCCGACGTAAACCACCTTGTTGGCCACCTTGGCTGCGTCGGCGCTCAGCGTTTTCAGCCGGCGCATGTGCCGGTCCTTGCCCTTCATCGCCATCTCAGGACACCTTCCGGCCGCGACAGACCCATCCGATGCCGGCCGTGTCGAGCGTGGCGCTCTGCAATTCCCATGTGCCCGCGAACTTGCCAGACGCGATGACGACGCTGGCCTTCGTATCGAGCGCTCCGTCAAGGGTGGCGGACAGCACGACAAGGCGCATGTCGGTCTCAAGGAAACCGGCGTCGGCACGCATCGTTTCAGTCGGCGCGCATACCTGCACCTGGCAGGCTTTCGCCACGGGCACGCCCGGCGTCTCGATCGACCCGCCCGCGTCTACGGTAGGCACCCCCGGCCACCGCGCGGTTGCGGCTTGAAGCGGCCCGCCGAACTGCTGTGAAAAGCCCGTGGCTATGCCCGCGAATAGCTGGTCAAACATCGCAACCTGCCGGTGGCGACCATGCCGAGCGTGGGCCGGCGAAAGCACGGCGGCGCAGTGTGAGGAACTCTCGCCCATAGACGCTGGCGTCGAAGCCCGTGCGAGCAGCTACAGAGCTTTCCACCGTCGCCGCGAAGTCCGCGCTGCGGAAGCTGGTGACGCCCACAGGGACGGCGCCGGTCCCCATACCCAATTCGGCCATGCGGTGCGCGGCATAGGCCATTTCCGCCCGCGCGCGGGTGTCCTCGGGCCAGCTTGCGCACTCGATAGCCGCCTCCGCCAGCCAATAGTCGAGCGTTTCCTCTGCAACGGCCGAGAACGCCGGATAGCGTGCGGTCAGGTCTTCTGGGGTAGGGGCGGTGTAGGCCATGCGCGCGACCCTGCTAGACGCTATCGCCTGGCGCTACCGCCGCCACCGTCAGTACGACCATGGCCGGCACGGTGGCGCTCTGATCGCAACGCAGGACCGCATGGGGCACGCCATCGACTGACCCGGTAGTAACACCCAGGATATCGCGCAGCTTGGCGACGAACGCCACTTCCCGCCCGTCCTCGGATACGCCAGCACGGCCGGCATAGGGTCCGAACTCGACAAGCGCACGGTGGCCATTGTTGATCGTGAAAGTCATTTCTGCGCCCACTGAATGAGGAAGGTCTGCTGATCGGTGCGGCTTGGAACGGAATCGGTGACGATCGTCAGTTCTGCGTCCAGCGCGATGCCCGAGCCGTCGAAGATCGGATTGAGCGCCTCAAGCGGGTCTATCGCCGGCCAGACGCGCACGGCCGTCTCGCCATTGATAAGCTGGGGGTCACGCCCGCCGCCCGACATGAACTCCATGCCCGCCGCGATGGCGCTGGTGGATAGGTTCAGCGTGTAGCTCGCGATTTTCTCGCCCGACTGAAGCACAAGCGCGCAGTTCAGAACCACGTCCTTGATGTCGCTGGGGTCCAGCGTGCGGGGCAGTTTGATCGCGGTCGGTGGGATAGCCATAAGCGCCTCAGGTGAACGTGATGATGCGATCAGCGGCCCGGTTGGCGCTGAACGTGATGATGCGATCAGCGGCCCGGTTGGCGCTGAACGTGATGGTGCGATCGGTGGGTGTCGTGATCGGCGGACCGTTGTTGGCGGCGGCGCCCAGACTTGCGCCGGCAATGGTCAATGCGGCATCGGCGGCGATCGTTGTCGAGCCTCCGGCTGAAATGGATACGCCCGCAAGGGTGGCCTCCATCTCGCCCAGGACAATCGCCCCATCACTCGCCAGCACGGACGCACCACCGAGCGTCTGCGTCAATTCACCCGCGATAGGGTTGACCGCAGTGAAGGCAACTGAGACGCCCGCCAACGTGATGTAGGAGGAACCCTCGTTATACGCCGGAAGCTCGCCGGTCCCGTCCACCGTCACGCTGGCGAGAGTTGCCGCCAAGCCGGCGGATATCGCAAGGCTGGCGGCTGCTGCGATTGTCACGCCCGACAGCGACTTAGTGAGGTAGCCAGTCAGTGCAGGGCGTAGGGCCATGGTGACCGCCGCCCATGATGCAGCTGCGCTTGCCCCGCCGCCACCCGTCCACGCGGCGGGATCGAGGGCGCCAGATGTCCATGCGGATGTGCCGCCGGCAACCACGATCCGGTTGGTCGATGCCGGCCCCTGCCGAGATATCGTGTCGCTAAGGCCGGTCGGCACAAGGTCCGAAACCGAGTTGAGGGCCGCCGCACCGAGGACCAATACAATGCTGCCGGCAGTGGCAGGCGTGATGGCCCCCGGGTCGGGCCGCCCCCCATTGGTGCCGGACGCGGTGATCGGGGTAACGTCGAGGGGACTTGATTGACTTACCCCGGAGAACGCGAACACGAGAGCTGCGCCCGCATCTCCACTGGCAGCATCCGAACTGTAGTTTACAGTGTTGTCTAGGCCCACCGCATCAGCGAACTTCCAGGCTACGCGCAGATTGGTGTCGTAAGTGTCGTTAGCATAAAGCTCACTGGCGACCAGATTCCACGTGCCGCCGGATGCAGACGAAATCGTCAGTGCGCGGTCCGCAGTGGACGCCACTGCGTAGACGGCCACAAGCAGCTGGCCGCTAGTAGCGGCCAGAAACGTCGAGCCAGACGCGCCGCCGCCAGACAATGATGCGCTGGCGGACCCGATGAGGGCTATTGCCATCGATCAGGCTCCGATCAAGCGTTGCCCTCGGTCAGCGTAAACGACGTGACCGTGAATTCCTGGCCAGACGCAAAGCTGGTGTTTGAAACGGTGAGGTCGCCACCGCCGCCCGTCGCGGTGATCGTGCCCTGCGCATGGCAGGTCGTGCCATCGGACGCATAGAGGCGGAAGTGCCCGGCTGTGCCCGTGGCGTCAGCGCTGGCGTCCTGCCACGTTCCGGACTTGGCCTTTGCGCCGCCAGAGGCTGCGGCCATCCAGTCGGTGGGCAGCGAGACGGTGGCGAGGACGGTCCCGGAATCGGCCGTCGCGCAATCGGCAGGCGCGGAACCGGAGCGGACCTTCAGGATAGCGCTGGTGCCAATGGTGGATTCGACAGCATCGAGGCGCGCGTTGCGCACAGAAACGGAAAACTGAAGGGCCATGTCGGTGTTTCCTTACGAAACGGGCCGCCGCACAGAACGCGAGGCGGCCCGAGTTGGGAGAGAACGTTTCGCCTATTCGGCGTCGTCAGGTTCGGCCTTCTTGCGCCGGCCCTTCGCGACCGTGGATTCCTCGCCCGCCAGAGAACCGCCGGGTTCGCCGTCCCCATCGTGATCGAGCGGGCCAGCCTTGACCGGCTCGAACCACTCGGGCGCGAAGTCGTCGGCCTCGACGGTCTTGCCGCGCTCGACCATGACCAGCACACCCCCGGCCCACACACCGCGCGGGCCGGACGAGATGTTGCGAACCAGCGTCATCAAAACGAGTCCCGATAGACGATGGCCTTGGGCAGCCGCACTTCGCAGCCGCCGACGTTCATGAGGCCGGCAACCTCGTAGATGAGGCTCGACTTCTGGAACGGCGGCAGGAACTGGTGCGGGCCGGGCAGGTGGAATTTGAGCACCTGCGAGTTGTTGTCATAAGCCACCATGCGCGTGCTGTTGCCCGTGCCCGCCGTTTCGAGCGCGCGGCTCTTCTTGATCGTCAGGCTGTCGCCCGCCGAATTGTTGGCCTGGAGGAACTGGAGGACGGTCGTGCTGGTGTCGTCCACCCGGCGCGTGGCGATGTAGTTGTAGGCCGAGGTCGGCAGGACAAGCGTATTCGCGACGTGCGTCTCGCCCGTGCCGGTTTCGACAGCCGTGATCGCCTCGTTGATGTCGCGCAGGATCAGGTCAACCGTCTTCGCGGTCCACAGGCGCGAGGGGCCGGTGCCGTCGTTCGCCACCTGTGCGCCGGGTGCGGATCCATTGTTGGTGAAGCCGGTCCAGCCCTTTTCGTCCGCGCCCGCAGGGTTCTTGCCGGTCATGGCGATGCCGTAGATGAAACGGTCGGCGGCCATGACAGCGGCCTGCGCCTTGTCCGAGGTCAGCGCGCGGCCGAGCTTGGCGGCGCGCTGGAGTTCCTGCGTGTTCCACTCGTAGCCGATGCCGGCGAGGTGGAAGTTGCGCGTGCCCTGCGACATCTTCGTGCTGGCGTAAGGCATGTCGAAGGCCCCGGCGGCGAGGAATTCGGCCTGGCCAACGCTGTCCATCGAATAGACGATGGTGCCCACGTCCCACATGTCGCCCGACGAATCGACCGGCATGAAGCGGGTGATGTCGAAGCTGGGATACTTCGTCATGTAGATCTGGGCTTCGATGCGGTGAAGCTGCGGCGTCAGGAAGGCGTAACCGACCTGCGCGTCGCTGAAAAACGCATCGATCTTGTCGGCGAAAGTCGCAGCGTGGCGCGCGTTGTCCTGCGCCCACAGCCCGATCGCGAGCGCCTTGGTCTCGGCGTCCGCGAGCATGAACATCTCGGCGTCAGTGATGCGCCCGGTGGCGCGGTCGTAGAAGTTGGTGATCGCGTTCATGGTATCAGGCCCCCTTAGCGCTTGACGATCTTGACGAGCGCATCGTCCGCGCCGGTCGTGTCGAAGACCCAGCCAGCCAGCGGGACGCCGCTGGAGGCGACGAAATCGCCGCTGCTATCGACGAACACCGGGGCGCCATCGGTGACGCTGCCGCCCGCGATGACCCAGATGGGCGTGCCACCCGTGAGGATCGCAATGTTGTCGTACTGCTGGTATTCGTCGGCATCCTGGCCCGCGACATAGCCCTGCGCCGAAGTGGCGATGGAGATGCCGAGGAAGTCGTTGCCGGTCACGTCGATGTAGAACGTGTCGCCGATCGTCGCCGTGCCGCCGTTCGTCACCGTCACCGACGTGATGCCGGGGATGGTGGTGATCGCGGTGCCGACGACACCGTGCGCCACCAGATTGCCGTCTGGGTCGTAGACGGCGAGGGCGCCGGTCGCAGAGGTGGCAAGCTGGAGGATGCGATAGCGGCCGATCTTCGCGCCTGCGCCGACCGTGGGCGACGCCGTGATCGTCGAGGTGCCGACATTGCCGGCAGCGGCCGAGCCAGCGCCGGTCAGCGTCTGGGCAAGCAGGCAGCCATGATCGCCAGAGCCGCGATAGACGGCCTTGCCGAATCCGATGCCGGCAGCGGTCTCGCAGGTGCGCGAGATGCGGTTGCCCTTTTCGCCATTGGCGATCATGCCGGCATAACCGACTGCGATCGTATCCGAATACGTGGTCTGAAGTTCAGTCATGTCTCAGGCTCCTCAGGCGTAGCGCGCGTGGCGCAGCGAGTTGCTGACCGCAGCGCCATCCGCGAAGTTGCGGGCGGGGCTGATGTTGACGATGCCACCATGACCCTCGGACTTGGCGTCCTTGGTCAGCACGGCGAACGACGCGGCGATCTGGTCAGCGGTCCATTCCTTGGCCGCGTCGCCCATCTTGGCTGCGACGGTGGCGGCCATGATCGCGGCCTCGTCCATCTCGTCGGAGACGGTCACGCCAAGCGCCTTCGCCTTGTCGGCGGCCTGCATCAGCGCCTTGCCGGCCTCGCGAAGCTGCGCGGGCGTCGGCTTGGCGTCCTTCACCTGCTGTTCGAGCGTGGTGATCTTCGCATCCTTGGTCGATGCCTCGGTGGTCAGCGTCGCCACCTGCGTTTCGAGGGTGGCGACCCTGCCGCGCGCTTCGTCGCGGGCGGCGATGATGGTCGTGATGGTGGCCTGCGCCGTGTCGGCGTTGGCGATATCGACGGTCAGCCCGTCAATGAGCATGGTCTTCACGGGCTTTTCTCCGTTTAGAGGGGCGGGGCGTTCATCGACCACGCGCAATTCCGGCCCGCCCCGAGCGGCACGAACGAGCGCGATGTGGTTGATCCTGAGATTGGTCTGGTAGGCATCGCAGGCGGTGCCATCGGGGTGTTTGCCGTCCGCCGGGAAAACCAGTTCGGTGGCGTAGCCCATGGAAAGCTGCCTGTGCGTCGTGGTCGCGGCGCGCACGGCGGCAGCATCGCGCACGATGATCGGAACTCGCACGCGCTGACCGTCGCGAACGACATCGCCGTTGATCTCGCCTACGCCAAGCTGCCGCCAGTTCGATGCATCGACGGCGACGGAAGGGTGATCGACGGTCACGGGGGCCGCGGCGAAAGTGGCGAGGCTGTCGGCCTTGAACACCTCGCTCTCGGGGCGGTAGACCTTCACGATGGCGTCTGCGGCGAAGCGCTTGCCCTCGGGGTCAGCCTCACGGCCCAGATAGTCCTGGATGCCCGTCCGCGCCGCAAACACGTCCGCGACAAGGCAGCCGTCCGCGCAAATGCGGGCCTGCGTGTCGAGCGTCAGTGTGTCGGTGAGTTGGACCATGACGCCGGGATATGGCGGGCGTCATGGGGGGATTACCGCCGCTTGGTCATCGTGGTGCGGCAGGATTTTCCGCAAGCGCTCGCCTGTAGGCTGCGATCTGCCTGGCCAGCGCCTCAATCACTGGGTCAACCAGCTTTTCCATGGTCAAAATTCCCCATCGAGCGTCAACACCGCCCGCGACGTGCAGCCACAGTATGGAAGCTGCCCCGGCCTGTCCTGCGGCGGCTTGTGCGCGCCCTCGGTCGCATCATCGTCATACCGCTTGCCATCGCGAGCCGCATGTTCTGGCCGGAAGTGCTGCTTATGGCTTGACACCCACTCCCATGCCGAACACCCCGCCTCGCGACGCCGCTCCTCGTTGAGCGCCTCCGACAGTTTGACCTGCTGATCGGCGGCAATGTTGAGCGCCCGACGCCGCCCCATGTCCACCTTTTCGCGGATCGCGGCGGCGATATCACGCGCGGGCTTGCGCTCGCGAAGGCCGCGAAACACTTCCTCGCTGATACGCTGTCGGGTCTGGTCGGACACCGATCGCACCAGCGCCACGTTCGCCTCTACAGCCGCCTCAAGCGTCATGCGCGCGTCTGCCGGGCCGATCAGCGTGCCGACATCCACACCAGTCGCTTGCAGTACCGCGCCGCGCCATCGGACACGGTGCGCGGCCTCGACGCGGGAGGCCCAGCGCTCCAGGCGCAGGCGCAGCGTGACCAGCAGGTTGTTCAGCGCCGATTCCACCGCCGACACCGTGACGCCGAGCGTGGCGGGACTGTCCTGCGTCATCTCGGACAGGCTGCGCTCGTACTCCGCGATGATGTTGGGCAGGGACTCAGTCCATGCGGCGATGACTGGCGCATAGGCCCCGGCGTAGAGGTCGGAGGCCAGTGTGCTGGGCAGCACGATCTTGCGCAGCGTCACCTCGCGACGGCGGGGATTGCGCAGCGTCACCTCGCGACGGCGGGGATTACGCGCGCGCCGCCAGAGTTGGGCGAGGTTGTAGCGCATCAGGCGTCCTCTTCGGAGACCTTGGCCTTCCAGTCCGGATCAAGCGGCTCGAACAGTTCCGGGCCGAAGCGCAGTTCACCCGCGTATGGCTTGACCGCCTCAAGATCGAGACCGGCAGGTGCCTCGTAGGAAATCGTGACATGGGGCTGGTATTCGCCATAGTCATGGCTCCCGCCCGCCTCGATCATCTCGCTATGGCGAGACGACAGCGACCACGATGCGAACAGCAGCACGATTGTGCTCTCACCCAAGCGCTCCACCGCGCGGGGGCCGCCGGCTTTGACGATCAGGCCGCCATCGCTCTCGCCACCCCAGCCTTCGCCCATTTTCATCGGATCCACGGCGGAGCGGCTGTAGAGGACGGTCACATGCATGTCGCCGGCAGGAAGCGTCGAGGTGAAGCCCTGAGCCTTCGCCCACGCAATCAAGTCTGCGGCGTTCAGGAGCTTGCGCTGGACGTAGAGCGGGCGCGGGGTGGCGTCATTCACGGCGCGGGGCAGTGGGGCCGCTTCCACTCGGCCGCCACCGCCACCGGCTAGATTCGGATCGCCTCCTTTCTGCTGCTGCACCAAAACCGGGTCATTCGGATCAAGCGCTGGGTCTACCTCGGTGACAAGGCCCCAGCGCTCGTCCTCTGGAATTTCAAGCAGCGCAGCCTCAAGCTCAGGCAGGTAGCCCTCATCGATCAGCAGCGACTGCACACCACGGTTGAACGCGCGATCCGGCACCGATCCGAGCGCCGCCAGCTTTTCGACGGCCTGCATCTGCACGTAGAACCGATCGGCGGTTTCCTTCTCGGTGGGCTGGTCGAGCGGCGCCCATTCGTACCATTGACTGTCCGGCACCGACCCAAGCGCCGACGCGATCAGGTGCGGGTCAAGCCGGTCGATGCAGGGGCCGAGGTCCAGCGTCTGCCGGGCGCGAACCTTCTTGTTCCAATCTTTCTGCTGACTGTCACCGCTGCTGTTCATGCCTTCCGGCGCGCGGCCAAGCAGTCGGGTGGCCGGAATGTCGCTGATCGCCGCAACGAACTCGGCATAGGCGTTCAGTACATCCTTGGCCCCGGCGAAGGTGTACTGCGCGTCCTCGATCTGCTCGCCGCCCTTACCTTCCTCGCCGCCGGCATCGAAGATCGTGGCGTTGTGGATGCTCTCGGCCGCCACCATGATCGCCATGCGGTCTTGCAGCAGCTTCTCCCCGCCGGGTGCCGCGACGATATCCATGAGGTTCGGGATTCCGATGCGCAACAGGCGCGCCTTGTGCAGCAACGCCGCGAAACTGGCGCGCGCGACATCACTGTCCTTCACCGCGTCGAGAACCTGCGCCACCATGCTGTCACCCCAGAACGCATCGTAGGTGGACGACAGCGATGAGAGCATCGAGGCGCTGGTATCGGCGCGGAACGGGATCACGCGCGACGGGTGGATTCGGATCGGACGCCCGGCAGTCCCTGTCATCGTCCACATTGTCGGCTCGCCATAGCCCGCTTGCGTCGCGTCGTCCTGGATCGCATCGAACGACAGATGCCAGCGCGACACCACGTTGACGAACGATAGCTGGCCTTTGGTGATGGTCGCGGGGGCGGGTTGTTCTGGCAGTCCGGGCAGGCCCAAGATGATCGCACCGCCTCCCAGGCCACGCAGGATTTCCGCCTGCCGGATAGCCTGGCGAATGTGGAGGCGTTTTTCCTCTGCCTCGACGGCGGTGATCTCTTCGACTTCGAGCTTCCAGTCGCGCCACTCGCGCACCATGTCGAGCGCTGGAATGGTGATGATCTTGCGCATCAGCCCGGAGCCGCGATAGGCCGCGTCGATCTGTTCGCGGGTCAGGAATGCAGGCGCCGCGTAGGTGGACGCTGTGCGAGCGTCGCGGCCCGTGCCCATGCCGGTCAGGGCGTTGCGCAGGTTGTCGGTGACGAGTTGGAGGATGGCCATGCCACAATGGCTATGGCGCGCGGGCCTCAGGAATTACCGCCACCGAGGGCTGCGGCGAGGTCGTAGCGGTAGCCTTTGCCAAGCATGAGTTCGGTCAGCGCCCAGACAAGCGCATCAGCGCGGTCGGGGGAGCCTTCGCCGACGTAGCCGGACGCGGTGAAATTGCACATCTGGTCTTCGAGGTCGGGGAAGGCACCGACGTGCGAAACACGGCCCTGTTCGTAGAGCGCAGCGATCGGCTCTGCCCGCACGATCTTGCCGCGAGAGGCAGTAACCTCCTTGTAGGCCGCGTTCTTGTCGGCGGTCTTGACCACGAATTCGACCATGGCCCCGCCATAGTTACGTTCGCCCACGATGCGGTCTGCTTTGTGGCGGTGGTACATGTCCACCGCGCGTCGCCCCCAGCCATCGGGGCTGAGTTGGCACGTGGCGTCTTCCAGCACATAGGCGCGGCCATCCACACCAAGGCCCGCCACGACAATGCCGATGTCATCGCCAGCGCCATCGCCTTTGGTGCCCGAGGGATCGACCGCAACCACGATGCGCTTCATCTCTGGCGCTTCGGACACCCGGTGCGCGTCGATACCGGGGATTGTCTTGCCGTCCACCGCAATTCGGTCTTCCAGCGCCCACAGCGCGCCGTTGACTTCGCTGGCCCACTCGCCCGCCTCGAAGCGCAGCCGCTTGGCCGCCGACATGCTGGCGAGGACGTCGAAATATTCCTCAGGAAGGTTCTCCGCATTGTCGGACGGATTGACCTTCATCTCGGCGTAGTCGCCGGGGTTCGGAAGCGCCTCCTTGGTGCCCGGCTTCACCTTCGCCCGGAATAGCTGGTACGACCAATGGAGCTTCGACGGAGGGTTGCAGTTATGGCTGACAAACCCATTGGCGAGATAATGCCGAGAAAAAGGCACATCCACTGTGTAAAATGCAACGGTGGTTGGTTGACTAATATCAACCACTGTTTCATATTCATGCCCTGCGACGACAGGGGTATCAGATGCCAGCGAGAGACTTTTCCGCCCTTCACGACCGGGGCCATTCGGATCAAGAGATAGCCGCGCTAGAAGGTTGCAGCGTAGCCACTGTCTGCCGATGGCGGCAGCGTCACGGGCTGTCCGCCAATACCAAGCGAGAGTTAGTCGAGGGCGAGCAATGGCAGGAGGTTCGCCGCCTGATTGAGCAAGGCGAACCGCTGTCAGAGGTGTCGCGTCAGACCGGGATTTTCGTTGAGACGATCCGCAAATTTGCTGCGCGGCGTGGGCTGGAATACGCCCGCGCTGATCGCCGGACGCCTGCGAAAGAGGTTCACGGGACGATTGGCTATGGAGGCTATGTCGAGCTTCGGGTTGATCGAGACGGCCCATACGGGAACCTGATCCGTCATGGAGGCAAGCACACCGGCTATGCTGCCCTGCATCGGATGCGGATGCAGGACAAACTTGGTCGCCATCTACTGCCGGGCGAAGTTGTCCATCACATTGATGGAGACATCTACAACAATTCTCCGGCCAATCTGGCGGTGTTTGCGTCTGAGCGGGATCACCTTGACCATCATGCGGAAACTGGGATTGAGCGCTGCAAAGAAGCTCGTGACCGATGGCAATAGCATCTAGCCGCTTCCACCCGTCTCGCGTCCAGAACCGATGCGAGGCGGTGGCGCGAATTGTGCGGCCTGCCGAGGTCGTGACAGTGAACACTTCACCGTAGCCGTTCAGCCACGGCGCAGACGAAAGGCGCGGGCCGTGCGTGGTCATCGCCGTGATTGGCTCACCAGTCTCCGCAAGCTCCGCAATGGTCTTTGTGTGGCCGTCCAGCACCGTTTCGCCTGCAACGCAGTCGAAGTATGCCTTGAGTGCCAGGTGCGTTCTGCCGGTAGCTTGCGCGATTGCCGGGGCTAGTTCGCACTTCTGGGCAAGGCGGGACATCGCGGTTTCGATCGAACCCCATGGTATCTGCGAGGACTCGTTGAAGTAGAGCGTGGCGTATTCGGCACCGAGGATCTTCTCCACGCGCTCCTTGTCGTCCAGCCCACCGATCCAGACCTGCGAGCCGTTGGGCAGTTCAAGGTAGAAGTCCGTCTTGTCGAAGCGCGCCCGCAGCGTCGGAAAGCACAACTTCAACACCTTGGGCATGGTGTCCGCCCAGATGCTCGTTTTCGCGTGGTTGAACCGGAAGCGGAAGATCGCGTGCCGGGAGCCAGGCGCGTTGATGGCGCGCTGAATGATGGCGCGGACAAGCAGGAAAGTCTTGCCCGATCGCGACCCGCCGCGCAGCATGATGTTGCGGGCCGGGCCGGCGAGTAGGCGGTTGGCTTCGCGCTGCTTGGGGGTGAGGTTGGCGGTCAGAGCCCCGCATCCTCCGACGATACGTTGATCTGCATCGGGCCACCGTCAGCGCCAGCGTGCTTGATCATCTCGCCGTAGCGCTTCGGGTCCCACTTGGCCAAAAGCTTCAGGCGGGTTTCGACGCGCAGCTTCGAGCGCATGATCCATTCCTTATCCGGCATCTCGCCGCGTTCACTGACGATCGTGTCGCGCGTACCGTCGTCAGCGATGGCCAGCGCGTCCAGCGCGATCTGATCCCAACCAGCATCGCGCGCGCGCGCGACTAGTCCGGAAAAATCAGGATCATCAGCCATCCACTCGTAGACCGTGCTTGTCCCCGGCATGTCGTCGGGGGCGCAAATCCTCGTCAGCGGTGTGCCAGCACTCAACCCATCAAGGATACGCTGTACGACGCTCTCGGTGCGCTTTGTGGGCCGTCCTCGTTTGGTCACTTCACACTCCTCGGCCTACGACACTTCGCCCCGGTCAACTTGACCCACTTTCGGTGCAGGTCGGTCCTGCCGCCGTAGAGCAATTCGACAAGCTGCCACCCGCCGCGAGCGAATACCTCTGTGAACTCGGGCGGGGCGGGCGGGATGGTTCGGATCATGAGAGCCTCGGGCATAGCAATGACACCGGTGTCTTTTGCTATCTATCCCAATTTGGCTACCCATACACGCAAAATCTCGATGGTCCGCAAATGACACCGGTTTCTGTCCAAATTTCGCGGCATCAATCGTCATGGGGGAGCGCTCCGAACTCGATCAGCCCGAGATGGGATGCTGCCACCATTTCGGCAAACTCGGCGCGGGCTGTCCTTGTCGCCCGGTTCCATGTCCGAACAAGCGCAAGGATAGCGTCGTCCTCGGCGTCTTCCTCGCGCGGGAGAACCTTCCCGGTATCAACCTTGAAATCCATGGCCACGAGACGGAACTGGCGAGGTGACAGGCGCTGGTCGCCGGCCTGCTTGAGGAGCGGCAGGGCCTCCTGCACCGGAAGGTCCGCGACGTGCGCGTGATGATCGAACGACAGGCCCTCGTGCCGCAGGTGGGGAGGGAACGCCTTCGCCGTTCGCTCGATCCGCCTCAACTTCATGCCGTCGTCGATCACGTCTGGCAGGGCGAGCGCGATTTGTTCGGGGAAATGCTCACGGCCGAACGCGACCCAATCGCCGATCATCCAGTCGATATGGTTTTTCTGCGTGACGAGCTTGCGGCCCATCCAGAGCCACTGGCTGTACGGCAGGTCTTCCGGGATGGTCAGGCCCGGGGCGACATCCTCGACCTGCGTCATCAATTCCTGTTTCACCTGGGTCTCCACCATCATCACCCGAACCTCCCCTTGCCCATCCTGCGCACCGTCGCCCGATAATCGTCAGCCGCCAGCACAGTCACGATCGCATGATCCCGCACCACGATCCTGCGCCCGCTCGCGATCCGCACGAAGCACTCGGCCAGCCCGGCGAAGTCAGCGGCGATGTCGAACACGGGGCCGGCGAGGAGGGCGCGCGCCTCGTCCTCGGTGC